CTTGAAAGACGAAGCGAATATCTAACTCTGGATTTGCACTCTTCACTGCTTTCATCTTCCTTCGGTCTTCCTCCGTCAGCTGTCCCTTTGTTTCGAGATAGACGCCATTCGGTAAAAGAAAGTCTGGAGTGTAGTTGCATTGAAGGATGTAGGGAACCTTGGTTGATTCATATTCGTAGGTAACTCCCAAGCCTTGGAGAAGATCAGCGACCTTCTCTTCAAGACCTGAACGGAATTTCATTAGAACTCCATGTCGTCTTCGTCGATCTCTTCAGTCACTTTAGGGGTGACGTTTGGTTCGGATGTCTTATACCCTTTGGTCTGGCCAAAGATGGCAGCGACCTCTACTTCATCAAGATCACCAGTATCAACACCAGCTGTGCCGTTGACCGTGATTACTTGGATACCGACAAGCTTGAGGCTTGTTCCATAGGTGATACCATCCTTCAGAATGTATGGTTTCTGACGGAAGGCAAGCTTCACCTTTGAGCCACTGTAAAGCGGAGTGTTCTCATCAGTGACCGGCGTCCCTTCACTATCTACGACCGGAGGTTTGGTCTCCTCATTCCAGCTGAACTTAACCTTGTACTTACCCTCAGCTACCTCTTCCCAAGGCTCAGGCTTGAGAGTAGAACGCTTAGGGTTCTTCAGTTTTGATTCTGCCCACTTGAGGCTTTCAACGCGATCCTCTTCAAGCTTCTCTACAAGACCACTATCAATAACAGTAGCCAAGGAATAACCAAACTTAGTGGGTTTCATCACAGCCTGGAAACCTTCAAGGACAACAGGCTGTTGGGTAACGTGGATGGATTGTGCCATTAACAAAAGAAATAAGTGGATTCAATTACGGATTCCGGTTCAAGGTCTCCAATAATCGGTGGTTCGCTCTCCGCTCCTATCTGTCGGGCGAAGTCGCGTAAGTAATCGTGCTCTGCAAAGAGATGCATGTACGTCTCTCGTACTAATGTGGACAGGACGGACATGTCAGTAGCTCTGCAAAGCACTGAATCATGGATCAATGCAATAGGTGCATCGAACCGAAGTGTGGATAGGTGTAGGAGTGAAGCATCTAAAGAGTGGATAAGGTTGGGAGCAGTGGCGTTCTTGTGGTGGTTGATGTCAACCTTGCCACTTTCTTCTTTCTTCACAAAGACCTTGCACCTTGCCTGACCCAAGAGCTGAAGCTTGATCTCTTGAGAGTCATACTTATCTAACCTCTGATGAACAACAAATCCAGATGGTGTTGTCCACTCTAGAAATTCCGCTCCGCTTTTGATTGCGTTACGTACCTCACTCTCGATCCAACTCATTACAGCCATAGGACCGGGTACGACAACATCCATGGCATTGCGTACTGCTTTGACTGTTGCTGTTAGATCTTCTTTGCTGATCTCTACCTTCTTTTCCTTCAATGCTTCCCGTATGTAACCACGATTGGAATACGGCTTAGCATTGTAAGGAACGGTCATCACCACCCTTTTGACAGTTTTCCTGTCCATATAAGGTTGGATGCTCTCTGGGCAGTGAGGTTTAGCAGTTTCTGCTACGACCTTGTAGGCATCTTGTGGTCTGTCACCAGGGAGAACATTTACTAGTTGAGCTGTGCTCTTGTCTCTCGCAAGACCTGCCAGGATTTGTAACCCAGAACAAGTTGCATCTGTTGCAACAGGAAGACCTGTGAATTGCCTATCAGCAATCAAGACACAGTGATACAGCTCATCACATGCTGCTAAGAATTGCCATGGTTCATCAGCTGCTTCCCATTCAGGAAGACAGTCAATAGGATGTTTGGCAATCCTTTTTATCAGCTCTTCATTTTCGTGTGCCCAAGCTAGTCGCTCAGACATTGGAGCTTTATCAAGACCGTAGGTAGTAGCGCATTGGAACCTAAGCCAATCCTCTGCTTCATGGGTCATGTACGACTCATCCGCAAACCTCAATAGACTCTTACCGAAGTCAGTGTCTTGAGGTGTTAGGAATGAAGGAATTGGATAGGCTCTTCCGCGATAGTCAAATGACCATGGCACGTAGAAACGATCCACATCCTTGAAGCGTGCGACCGTTTCCATTGTCATCCGTGTGCGACATGAACGTCTAAATGCATGTGCATTGGTGTTCATAGTCTCTGCCGCACGTCGCCTGTAGTCCTTACGTGCTTCGTAGTTCTCGGCAATGTCTACAGGCTTAGGAGGCAGGTCCAGGCTGACAATCGGGACAAACTTCCCGACTTGCGTCTGCCGCTCTTGCAGGGTCTCAGCCACCTCGACAATGAATGGATTCAGTGTGTAAGCCACACGTTGAATCTTGTTCAAGAAGTCAATAGGAGCTTTCCCCTGTATACGGGGGCCACCGCGTCGAACCAAGTCATAGCCATGCATTACCTCGTTGAGGATGTACCCACCAGCACGTTCGTTTGACCAGTCGTTTGGCGGTATGAGCATTGGCCATGCAATGGGAGCAAACAGCTCTGCATCTCTCATGATTTGATCTCTAACAGCCATGAACTCAGCTGTTGGGACCACGTAGTTGACAGTCTTTTGTCCCTCCTGGACCGTGGACTTCTCAAACCATTGACTGACTTCCGCAATAGCGTCTAGCAACCAACCACCTAGTTTGACTCTGTTGTGGCGACCCCAAGGCTCCCATGGATCTACCTCGTGTCTGTTCATCATGGTCTTAACGACCGTCAGACGCTGCTCTGTGCCGCAGGAAGCGTGCCAATATCGCTTCTTAATGTCATTCAGTAGTCCGGGTGCAGAACGCTCGTAGTGGCGCATCTGACACTCGGCCTCAACGGCCTGACCAATCGCCGCACACAAGTCAACGAGTTGATTGGCTTTTGGCTTGCTACTGAATACCCGATCGAAGGTCACCTTGACGGCTATCGCTGCAATAGCTAGGGGTTCCAGCTCGGTTAGGTGTCGATTGATCTCCTTGAAATCACGCCCTGTGTACCCCTCATTGATCCGGTTGAATGTCTTCTCGATGCGTTCAATTACACGAGGCAGCAATGCGTTCATGCTTGAAACGCCATAGACGCTCGCACTTGCGTAGCTCTTGTCTTCAAGCTTCTTTACGTTGTCATGTAACTTATTGACCCCGCAGGCGATCTGCTCCCTCTCTAGGCGGATCTGATCCGCGATCTTCAGGTCATCAACGTGGTGCTGCATAGGCGATGAGTGTGAAGAATTGTGTAAGACTGGGTACTCGACTTAACGACGAAGGAATACCCAGGTGGACATGTAGTCATGCCAATGAAAAAGCGGGTGTTACCCCGCTCGTGTGCACTAAAGCTATACGTCACGAACTACGATTTTGAGTCGAGTCCGTCTACCAATTCCGGCACGCTCCCAAGGGATTCCAACGATTCTCAGTTTTGAGATTCAACCCCAAATCCATGGTAGCAGCCGGTTTGGCGCAGTCCTAGACGGACCTAGATAGCATTAGCGCAGTTGACAACAGCAGCATACGTGTTATGGACGTAGCGCTCGGTCGTCTTGACGTTGGAGTGTCCCATCGTCTGTTTGACGTGCATGACTGGCGTCCCTGCAGCAATCTGCCAGGTGCCATAGCTGTGCCTGAGCGTGTGGAACACATGGCCAGTGGTGACCGTGTTGTCCGCATACATCAGGAACTCACGCACTCGGTTGAACTCACGAGAGATCCGCTGTCTGTTGTACCAATGATCACCGAAGATTAAATCGTTCGGTCGTGCTGCATCAAGTAAGCGATGCACCATTGGTAACAGCCGATCATTGAGACCAACCTGTCTGTAGTTGCTTGTCTTGGTACGTGTTTCAGGTGTGCCACCCACATGAATGAATGGTTGATCCATCCTGAAATCAAAGTCCCAAGCACGAAGCTTCCTGATCTCCCCTTGACGCAAACCTGTGTAGGCAGCAAACAAGACAAGATCTGATAGCTCGTTGCGTCCATGATCTTTGGCGATCTGACACATGTGATCAACTTGTTCCTGCGTGAACCATTCAGTACGTCCTTCAGGTGTCTGGTATCGCATGATCACAGGCATATCTGTAATCAAGTGATGACGTAAGAGACACTTGAATGTAGTGCTGATAGTAGAGAGGAACTTGTTCGCACTGTTCTCTGTCCACTCAAGCTCATCCTTGATGTTCTCAGTGACATCAGCAATGAGTTTGGAATCCATAGCCTTGAGAGGGATTGCCTCTCCGTCCATGTGTTCCTTGAGTTGACGGTGATGACGGCGTGCGTTCTCCGCTTGTGTTTTCTTCTCCTGTTGTAATGACCACTTGGGATGGTTGGTACAAGCAAACTCAAAAGCCTGATCAAAGTTCTTGATCGTTGACTTCTGTGGTTGCCTGTCCAGATACATCTGGAGTTTTGTTGCCATACAAATCCTCTTTGATTTGCTCGATGAGTCGTTGACCTCGTTTGTTGAGGCGTAGCTGTTGTCTGCGTTTGTTAGATGGGTCTGCCTCCTTAATGATCAGATCGAAGCCGGGTTTACCTAAGCGATGAAGTCGGGAGAGCTTGTCAGTGTTGCGACTGGCACTAGCAGTGGTGAACTTGAGATCTTCCTCAAGTGCTTGCTTGTGGCAGTTCTCATGAGCAGCGATGTAAAGCAACGTTGCCATGACCTGACCAGGCACCTCCCGATCAAACGCAAGCAGGCGTTCTACGGCCTTGAGTAGTCGCTCGACCTGTGGATCGGTGAGTTGTCGTCTGAGTGGGTCCATCGTGTCGTGGGCGACAGTCCCACTCTAGACGCATGATACCCAGGTGGATAGAAACACCTGTACTATTTTGCCAGGCATCCCAAAAGGATTCCTTATCGGTGCCGATGTACAACCGGCCAGCACTGAAGAGTGTCAAAAGATTAACGCATCCAGTACAAGAGTATCATCGGAGAGCTGCTCCATGGCTAGCTCTAACACTTCTTCCTTATGCGGATGTTGCATAAGTTCAGTCAACAGCTTGTCTAGGTGATGTGTAAATGCCTTTTCAGTCATGCTTAAAATCGTGAGGAGTCAGGTAGTGAATGGAGTCTGAGTCCGCCACAACGAACTCAATGTCAGGTGTATTGATCAGTTGATTTACCTTCGCTTGTGCCGCACTCGGGCGTTGATACACGTACTCTTTGACCTTCTTTGTTTTAAGATCTGTTGAACGTATAATACAACATACAGAACTAGGGAGTTCCCAACCACCTACTTTCCATGACATTACCTCCTCAAAGGTATGAGGAATGAAGTCATTTTCATCTGCGTCCTTGTATTCTTGCCAGTTGTTTGGATAGTATTCGCGCTTACCACTCATCTGCTATACGTACATTTGTAAGGTGTGTATCTACGTCCTTGGACAACTCAATAGCAGACCATGCAGCCTGTTCTGAATTGGCGGCAAGTAAGTAATACTTACTGCCACTAGACATTGTGATTTCATACAGCCGAGGCTGATGATTGTGAATCATAAGGTAGAACTAATGCGATCAATGCGGTGCAACAGTTGTAATAACTGCTGCCTAGTTAGTAAGCCACGTCCATGATCTTGCATGGCTTGTAGTTGTAACGTATGTAGTTGTTCGTGTGTATAACGCACTGATGTAGTTGTTGAGCTTATGGATGTTCTCACCTAGGCAATACCCAAGTGTATAGA